CTTTAAATGAAATAGGAAATAGGAGAGCAAAAACTTTCTTAGACCAGATAAGACAAGATGCTGTCGATGCAGGAGGAAAGAGAGGTTTTAATTCCTCTTTCTATTTTGATCCTACTGCCAGTGAAGGAAGTGCAGAAAATGAAAAGTACATAAGACAGAGAGATACCATTGCTTCCGATTGGGATCAAGCTAGGGATAATCCTGATGCTCTTATAGAAGGTTTAGGATATGACACTACATGGAAAGCACAGGCATATAGATATGGAACTGATATTAATAATCAAGATCAATTTGCTCGTTTACACTACCAGATAAAAGGTAAAAACCCAGATTTTAGATTTGATGGTGCAGAGGACATCGTTAATATAGATAAAGTAAAAGAGCTTTTATATGACAACATTTTACCTGCGTTAGAAAAAGAAGTAAAAAATACTAAGACTATATTTGGTAATTTTATAAGACCAGAGGAGTTTGCTGACGATATGTTGGAAGGTTTAGATCCTAACCAACCTGAAACTTGGAATGCAGCTTTAGAAGATTTAGGACTAGAGGATTTTCAAGGAACTCTAGAAGATTTAAAAGAGTATATATCCAGTACTTTAAGAACAGGATCTGCTGAAGATATAAGAGCACAGATTAAGTTTTTAAATAAAAAACGTGAAAGGCCAGATCAATACTTATTAGGGGTCGAGTATATTGCAAGAGAAGAAGATTATAATCCAGCTGATAAATTAGAAGGAGATACACAGCTATATAAAATATTTCAGGATGCAGGATATGAAGGGTCAGAAGATGACTTTTACGATAATGTATTCCCTGATTTAGATCCAGGATCACAAGAGATATTATCTCAAGTTGGGTCTAAAGATGGGAGAATAACATTAGAGGGATTCGGAAAAGATTACACAAACGATCCTTTTGCTGCGTTTGCTGGAATAACCAGACTTACTGGAGACGATTCGGATATCTACGGAGGCGTAGACAAAGAAGAAGAGGAAGAAGAAAAAGACGTAGCTGATTCATTTAGAATCTTTGCTGATGATGACGACGATGAAGATGAAAGTATATTTGGAACATACAAAAAGACTAAGTCAGGGCAAAATATATTAGATGATTATAAAAAAGGTCTCGGTTTCGATAGTTTCTTTTAACTTTACACATGTCTGATAAACGTAAAAAAGCAGCAAGTGCAGCGAAGATAGCTAAGGATAAATTGGCATGCAATAAAGCAAAAAGAACTCCTAAACATCCTACTAAGTCTCATGTAGTAAAAGCATGTAAAGATGGTAAAGAAAAGATTATTAGATTTGGTCAACAAGGTGTAAAAGGAGCTGGTAAAAATCCTAAAACAGCAAAAGAAAAAGCCCGTAAGAAGTCTTACTACGCCAGACATAATGCACAAGACTCTAAACCTGATATATTCTCAGCAAGATATTGGTCTCATAAGGTGAAATGGTAAATAAAATTGTGTATGATTATAGTAAGAAGTAATTACTATTATGTCCGGTTTTTCTAAAGCCATAGAGTTAATTTGTAAGTATGAAGTTTATAACGAACAGTCTTATTGTGATCCCGTAAGTAATAAAGAACCTTACACCTTTGGATATGGAACACAATACTATCCAGATGGATCTCCAGTTAAAAAAGGACACCGCTGTACTCAAAAGAAAGCTTTAGACTTTTTATTACATGAATTATATGTAATTGATGGTGAATTAGATAAATTACAGTTAGATATTGATAGTTCGATGAGAGAAGCTTTGATATCTTTTATACATTCAATAGGATGGGAAGCTTTTTTATACAGTAGCGTAGTTGATTATATTAGTGCTCAAAAGTACCATGCTGCTGCAGATGAGATGAATCGTTGGATATTTGACCATAATCATCAGGCATTAGGTCATCTATTACATAGAAGACAAGAAGAAACTAAATTATTTTTATCAGAAATAGATACCAATGTATCTGCGTTACCAAATATTCTTTTAACAGCTGTTAAAGAGTACTGTGGTCACCCAAATCAAATACAGGCACTGGTAAATTTAGAGCAGAGAATGAACCCTTATATACTTACTGAGTTCATGAATACCTTCGCAATTGAGGTAAAAGATATAGGACCTACTGTAGGAAACGACACATATTACGAACTTACCTATGGTGATTTTGATAGATAGGCGTAGAATAGGTGTAGAAAATAGTAACAACTAATGGAAAATTCAGTTGAGCCAAAAGCATTCCAACTGCCGTTAGAGCTACAGTTTTCCATGAGGAAAGCTGAGATGAGAGCCACCGAGATGACTTGGGATCAGCTTTACTTTGCCTTGTTAAGCTTGTATCATCAACGTCTAATGGAATGGTATGCTCTCAAGTCTCTTATGGCAGAAGAAAATGTTGATATAGATTTTGATGTTCCAACGGACATTGAACTATTAGATCTTGTCGCCAAATCTAAAAAACATCTTGAAGAAGAATTAGATGAAGACGACGATGAACCTCTAGCCATTTAAGTTTATTAGCCTGTTTAAATACCAATTAGCTTTCTTTAAGGACTCTGTTCCTCCTTTTTTACGTTCACGCCACATATACTTAGCTACATTACCTTTTAAATAACCACGGAATTCTTCTGGCGTAAGCTGTGCTTCTATTGCATCTATGCATTCCACAGCACCAGCTGCATAGTGCATTGGTTTATCTACAGGATCAAAAAAATGTAAAGGCTTCTCAAGAGAAGGCATAGGACAAAAGCCATCAGTACATTCTTCCATTGTCTTATTTACTTCCCTGTTTTCGAATTCGGAGAGCCTAACGCCAGTAAGAGGGTTTTTGGTCTCACTGAAACCCCTGGATACCTTTCCACTGCTTCCTCCATCGATGGAATATAACCCGTCATACCCGGTCTCTGACCCTCCAGTCCCAGATTCTGTCTCTCCATTCCCTCTTCGCATACTGCTAATCCTCGATTATACATATCATACAGAGGAATATCATTTTTTTCATTATCTATTTCAGTACCGAAATCTTCTACAGATAGACCTCTACATTTAACTTCGTCTTTAACGAAATCATTTAAAAAGTTAGTTGCACCAAGCATGACTATATAGGGTATGATTTCTTTCTCTTACAATGGTATCATGGCAAGATTCTACGATCCTACTTACGACCCTACGCAAGACTCAGGTACTTCAGGGTCAGAAATAACCGACTTAAATCCTGAGCAAGGATATGATGTAGACCTACGTCGTATTGATATAGATAAACGTGGAGATGTGGAAGATATAAATGATGATCAAGGCAGAGTTAAAAAATTCTTTAAAGCAGCAAAAGCAGCTGGCTCCTTTAGACAAAGATCAGGTTTTGATGAACCTTCTTTAGGAGGACGTATACCTGTAGGTAAGGCTGATATAGGAGGTGTTGAGTTACCAAGTCTTAGAGGACGGAATTTTGGAGGACCTGGAGGAGGGTCTACAGAGTATGCAACTAAACCAAAACCACAGTTTGGTAAATCCTTTTATATGTAACTAAACACCTATAGGTTTGTTTATATTTTTTCTTTTCCTTTCTGGATAATCAATATCACAAGGATTACCTCTATAAAATAACAATTGAGTAATGCCTTCATTGGCATAAATTCTATTAAATAAGGAGGTGCAATTACTAATCTGTAATGTTAAATAGCCTTCCCATCCACTTTCAGCTGGAGTTATATTACAGAAAATTCCTGACCTCGCATAACTAGATTTTCCAACAGCAACAACAGTAATATCTTTAGGTAATTTTAACTTTTCTTCTGCTCTACATAAACAATATCCAAAAGGGGGTAATATGAAGTATTTACCTCTCTCATCTTCGTGTAATTCAGTAGCTTTTAATATGTCGGAATCAAAATCTTTAGGGTCACAAGTACCTGAGCCAGTACCTCCAAACAGTAAACATCTTTCTTCAGATAGACGTATATCATAACCATAAGAACCTAAGCCATAACTGAGAGTTTTCTTACCATCAATTTCCTTAATCTCCTTTGATACAAAGGGTTCTATCATGTTTTCCTTTTCAACAAGATGTTTAATTTCCCAGTCCGATAAGATACTCATAATCCCCTTTTGTGTTCTTCGAGTATATCTAATCTAACAAAGGAGTCTACCTTTTTCATCATAAATATCTATGAACTTTTCTATCATTCTTGAAGAGTCCTCTATTGGTGGTAAATATACAAGAAAGGATGTACAAGTTTTATGCGAACTAACACCTTTACTTGTATTTTTTAACAACGTAGGTGCAGTCTTTAATATACAAATAGGGAAGTCAAATATCTTTTGTTCGTATCTAATCATGTCCGGACAATTTGTAAAATAGAGTCCTTGTTTTACTTCTTTAGCTAACCACGATTTATATAACTTACGAAACCAAACTGCATGGGAAGAAGTTAAACTTGGAGATGATGCACGAGTCATCTTCCATTTATCATTTTTCTTGTCCCAAAAGTATGCACCACTTGGAGGAAAGAGATAAACATTACCGTACCATTGTTGACAATTAAGACTATCATCACTGGGTGTAAAGTAACTATCAGCCTCTACATATGTGTTTGCTACTTTTGAACTAGCTACATCTAATTCAATACCTTCTAATAAAGCATGAGCAGATGCAATTAGGTCGTAATTAGTAATTAATTCTAGGTCTTCTCTCCTTTTGGTGACATCATGTATAGGCATTAATTAAGAGAGCAAGGAGAGGCATCTACTTTATCGAAGTTATCATAATCAATCTCAACATATCTAATACCTTCATTATCTAATATCATGTAACCAGATACTTTTGCTGGATCAATTTGCTCTGCTTTATTTAATATTCTTTTTAAACTTTCACCTAAATCATCATTATTAAGAGATTCACATAGACGTATATCTTCTCTAAGGTCATCTAATGTACACCAAGCATCTTTTTCTTGTGTTGGTATTAGACGCATAACACCAGGACCTTTAAGTTTCCAGAACTTTAAATACTGTTCTCCTTGATCAGCAAGGATGAATTTGATTGTTGTATCTAAAAAAGCAGCCTTCTCTGGGTCCATCTCTGGACCAATGACTGAGGCGATTAAGCGTTCTCTTCTGTTCATTTTTTTAGTAGTCCCTGTCTAGTTAATGAGTCAAGTAGTTTAGGCATCGGTTGATAAAGAACAACCATTTTTCCTAAAATACCACGCTTCTTTACTAATTTGCCATTACTATCTCTTACTTTATTAAACTCTCCTGACCTAATTAAATATTCAGCTACACAACGTAATCGTCTTTTTAAAGGTAACTCAGCCTTGGGAAACTTACCGCAAATAGTATCTGGGGTCATATCTTTAAAAGCAATTCGTAATCTGTTCGCTAAAGTCATATTTGAATTAGCATCTTCTTCCTCATAAGTTTTAACATTTTCTAAGTATCTTTTTAAACAACCAGTGTCAAATGAACCTTCTGGAGGTATAAACATTTCCACTTGTAATTGTAAAGATTCGGATAGGGTTTCTTTATAGTTTTCTAAGGTAACTTCTGTTATATCGATGTTAATGAAGCGATGAGCTATCATGTTAATTTACCGGAGCTAGTTGTTATATACATAGGTGAAGCTTTTTTACGATAATCTTGTGAATTAAAGTCTCTATTTTTAGCAAAAGATTGTACTAATTGGTTCCACGGTATTCTTATCAATGCTTTTCTACCTGAATCAGGAGAAGCATTCACGTAATGTATACCTTCGACCCAACCTTTTTCAGGATTCTTTTTACCTAAAGCCATCCAATTGCGAAGGGTCTGATCTGAAACTCCCAGTCTACGAGAGCATTCTTCGGTGCTAATGTATTCATCTGCAAATGCTTGAGGGTTTAAAACATCTGTGGAATTGTTTTCATAACGACTATGCCAAATAGCCGATAAAATATTCTTTATGCCCTTTAATTCCCACGCTATATCTTCCAAACCTTTACGTAATCCTGGACTCATGATACCACTCCTGTCGATTAGATGCTAATGTAAAAGTAAATAGTTTTTCAGTGATGGAAGAACAAGTACCTCCTAGTCAGCCACCGGTTAATCCTCAAATTACTCCGGAACAATTACAACAAATGAAAGCCCGTGCTAGAGACCTGGCTATACAACAAACTCTAGCTCAAAATGCACCTGTTTCGCCACCTCAACCTCAAGTAATTTATGTTAGAAGGAATCTAACACTTGCAGAGATAGTTATTATTTTACTTTTGTCTTGTGGTTTAGTTACTGGAGTGCAATTTACTTGGAATGTTGTTAACGACTTTCTGCCAAGATTGGAGATAAATGTTAAATAAGAGCTAGAATACTGGATCTATAATTGTTAAATAAGCATGCATATTTATAGGTCGTGGCAAATCGTAGAATTAGCGAGTTACAGGAACAGGCAGGTCTTCAATTAGCAGAAGATGATCTGTTAACAGTTGTAAATGTATCTGAGCCTGATCCTGGACTAAAGAATAAAAAGTTAACAATATCAGGAACAAAAGCGTATTTAAATATTCATTATTTGCCTAGGACAGGCGGGACTATCAGCGGAAGTACAATAATTCAAAATGATTTAACGGTATCCGGTGCAAC